CTCCGAAGTTCGTTTTCAGTCCGGTTCAAGATGACTGAAGCGAACGATCTACGGGAGAGGGGAAAACCCTGCGAGTTTCGTGTCGGGTTTTTACCCCCCGGGAGGGGTGGCTGGGAACGCGAAAGGGTGTGGGTTGCTACTGCATCTCGCGGCGCAGGTGGTCCACGGCCGCAGCGACGACCGGCCTCAAGTCTTCGGGCGCGCCGTACCCCGCCTCTTCCAACACGATTCTCAGGACCTTCGCGAAGAGCCCAGAGTTCGTCTTCGTGAGCTTGGTGCCGTGTAGTTTGAGGATCCGGGCGATGGTGAGAACCTGCTTGTCCCGGTCAGCTTCGGCAGGGCGACCTCCAGGGAAGCTGATCTCATTCAACAGCCACGACAAGTCCTTTGAAAAAGTCTCTAGCGCCTCGGTGGGAGCGGATACCCACAGCATGCGGTCCCCGTCTTGTATCGGGATTCCGTGGGCCCCTTGAGCGGGCGGTCGAGGTGAAACGACCTGTGTCCTGTGGGAGGCTTCGATTATTTCACTGCCTGCACGCAGTTTGACGTCCCACGACGGATCGCGCCCGAGGCCAATTGCAAGCGTGATCCCCTCGGACCAGTAGAAACCGACAGTGCGAAGCGCTCTCAGCTTCTGCACGAGCGAATCCGAAGAACGCTTCAGGCTGACTATCTCGCGTCTGGAGAGGCGGAGCAGCCACGGTGTGTAGACATACCGTTCCACGCCTTGCTCGATCTCCTCAATGACGCTGCTAGGCAGCAGCTCCTCAAGTCCTCTGCGGGCTTCTTCGCCAAAGAAGAAGAACGGGAGGCGTGGTTTCAGGCTCTCCTGCCGCGTCCTTTGTTTCTTCATGGTCGCACCGAGATCTACGACGAGGTAATACTGCGTTGTAATGAGCCGGACTGCGTAGTGTCACGAGCATTGTAGCGCGAGCAGCATGGGCATCGGAAGCAAATGCACGTGTTACCTTGCCTGCGAGATGCTGAGTGAAAGAGCAACGCCCTCGGCGGGACGAACCTCCGCGAGGGCGTCGATGGAGACGGGTTGGTTACGCGCTTCGGGCTTCCCTCGCCTCCTTCACGATCGTCTTGAAGGCGCCCTCGTCCTCGGCGGCGAACGCGGCAACGACGGCGCGGACGAGCCGCGTGGCGTTACGGGGTCCAGCAGCCTTGTGGATAGCGGCCAGCTCGTCGTCGGTGATCCGGATCGCGAAGGTGCGGTTCGGCTTCGGGCCTGTCTCCTTCTTGGGCTTCTTCTCCTTCGGGGCCTTGGCCGCCTTGACCTTCGGCGTCGACTTCACCTTGGGGGTCGCCTTGGCCTTCGGCGCTTTGGCGTTCTCGCCCTTCGCCGCCGAGGGCGTGACCGCGGGTGTGGGTGCGGTGACCTTCGTTTCGTTCGTCGTGCTCGTGTTCATCGGAACCTCCTTGCCGTCGGCGACGGCGGTTTTCAAACGGTTGCTGACTCGGGACGTGCCGTTCGGCATCGTTGCTTCTTCCTTCTAGATCGCCCAGCGGTATCCACCGCCGAGCTCGATCGCGGTCGCCAGATCCACGACCGCGAAGTTGTCTTCCGGGCCATCGACCACGCAGAAGATCTCGGGGTGCCGGGCGCTCATGCTGGCGGTCCTGTTGAGGGATCGCATCCGCGCGTCGGCGTCGGCTTCGGAATCGAAGAACACGATCCGCGTCGCGCGCGGGGCCTTCTTCGTGGTGGTCTTGGTCTTCATGGTTGTTCTCCCTTTCTCGACACCATTCATGCGCTCATCTCGGCGCGAATGGAGTAGATCGAATGGCGAATGCGCCAGATTTAGCAACGGCATCGCCACACACTCGCCAAGGCGATCACGTGGCAACGGTGGTGCAAGAGGCGCGCCGAACTCGCAACACGGGCGACCGTCGGCGCGACGGGGCGCCGTTCGTCGAGTACCGGCGCTTCACGGTCGAGGAGGTCAACGCCGGACGCGCCCGGGGATGGGTGCTATCGGCAGGCTGGTTCAGATTGCATCACGTGCCCACCGCGTGGGCGTGGTTTCGGCGTGTGCCCAACGAAGGAGATCGAAATGGACGTGACCTACATCGCGACGGCTGACCTGCGGCAGATGGCCGCCCCGTACAACCCGCGGACGATCTCGGACCACGACCTCCGCGCCCTGGGCGGCTCCATGACGGCGTTCGGCGTGGTGGAGCCGGTGGTCGTGAATCGCCGCACCGGGCGGATCGTCGGCGGCCACCAACGCGTCAAGGCCGCGGAGGCCAGTGGAATCGAGACGCTACCAGTCATCCACGTCGACCTCGACGAGGCCGCCGAGAAGCAGCTCAACCTCGCCCTGAACCGCATCCACGGCGAGTTCGACACCGAGAAGCTGGCCGACATCCTCCGCGAGCTGGAGCTCGGCGGCGCCGACCTCGACTTGACCGGGTTCACGCAGGGCGAGATCGATGACCTGATCCGCGGCTTCGAGTCGCCCGAGGACGGCCTGACCGATCCCGACCTGGTGCCGGAGCCGCCCGACGACCCCGCGACCCAGGCCGGCGACCTAATCTACCTGGGTCGGCACCGGCTGCTGTGCGGCGACTCGGCGGACCTCGAGCAGGTCAAGAAGCTCTTGGACGGCGAGCGCATTCACGTCGTCAACACCGACCCGCCCTACAACGTCAACGTCGAGCCTCGCTCCAACAACGCGATCGCGGCCCGCGCGATCCCCGGCGCGCACCACCAGGGCTTCGACCTGGCCCGGCACGCCCAGAAGGGCATCCCGACCGGCAAGATGCGAGCACGCGACCGCGTGCTCGCGAACGACTTCGTGTCGGACGAGGAGTTCGCCAGGTTGCTGCGGGCGTGGTTCCACAACGCCGCGTGGGCGCTCGAACCGGGCCGAGCCTTCTACCTGTGGGGCGGGTACGCGAACGTCGCCAACTATCCGTCGGCGATCGCCGAGGCCGGCCTGTACTTCTCGCAGACCATCATTTGGGTGAAAGAGTGGCCGGTCCTCACGCGGAAAGACTTCATGGGAAACCACGAGTGGTGCTTCTACGGCTGGAAGGAAGGCGCCGCGCACTACTTCAACCCCGGCATCACGAACGCCCCCGACGTCTGGACGGTTAAGAAGGTCAACCCGCAGTCGATGGTGCACTTGACCGAAAAGCCGGTGGAGCTCGCCGAGCGCGCCCTGATGTATTCGTCCCGCAGAGGCGAGAACGTCCTCGACCTGTTCGGCGGAAGCGGCTCGACGCTCATGGCCGCGGAGCGCATGGGCCGGCGGGCGTTCCTGATCGAGTTGGATCCGGCCTACTGCGACGTGATCGTGAAGCGCTGGCAGGACTTCGCGGGCCAGAAGGCCGACGGCTGGAAGGGCAACAAGTAATGGCCCGCCACTCCAAGAAGACCCGCGAGAAGGCGCGGGAGCTCTATCTGACTGGCGAAGTCACGTCGATCAGCGAGATCGCGCGGCGGCTCGGCGTCAAGGCGCACACAGCTGGCCAATGGAAAAAGGACGAGGACTGGGACGCGATGCGACTCAAGATCGACAAGCGCGCCGCCGAGCAACTGGTCGAGCGCATCGCGACCGAGCGCGTGAACCTCAACAGCCAGCATTTCAAGCTGTGGGGTGTCGTGGTCACGAAGCTATTCGAGGGTTTGCAACGGGCAGGGCTCAAGGGCGAGGAGGTCCGCGCCCTGGAGAAGGTCTCGACCATCCTGGAGCGAGCGCAGAAGGGTCAACGGTTGGCCCGCGGCTTGAGCTTGGACGGCGAGGCCGAGGAGCAGATCAGGGCCGAGGCCGAAGCCGAGAACCGCGCCATGGTCGACCTGGTCCTTGACGCGATCAAGGCCGAGGTCAAGGACGAGGACGTGCGCGACCGCATCGCCCGGGCGGTGTTGGCGCGCGTGCCGAGCGACCTGGGGCCGCAGGAGGCGTGAGATGCGGGCGGGTTATCTCCGCAGCCGCATCACGGAGCTGGCCCGGCCCGAGACCCGGGCGGCCGCCGAGCCTTTGGCGCAATGGGCGCTGGCGAAGGTGCGGCTCGAAGGCAAGCCGTTCTCGTTCGACGGCCACGAGTACCTGCGCGCGATTTACGACGACACTGGGCCACACGTCGTGGTCTCGAAGGGCGCTCAGGTCGGTGGGACTACCTGGGCGCTGCTGCGTTCCATCCACGCCTGCGCCATGGGTTTGAACGTCATCTACTATTTCCCGACCCGCACCGACGTGATCGAGTTCTCGAAATCCAGGGTCGGGCCGCTCTTGGCCGAGAACGCGTTCCTCGGCCGGCTGATGCGCGACACCGACACCGCGGGCCTCAAGCGCATCGGCGAGGCGCACCTGTACTTCCGGGGCATGCAGTCCAGCGTGGGCCTGAAGTCGGTGCCCGGCGACATGGTGGTGTTCGACGAGCTGGACGAATCGCCGCCCGAGTCCAAGACGATGGCTCGGGAGCGGCTGGCGCACTCCGACTACAAACGCATTATCGAGCTCTCGAACCCCTCGCTCCCCGACTACGGCATCGACGAGGCCTATCAGAAGTCGGACCAGCGGCACTGGACGGTGAAGTGCCCGGCGTGCGGCGAGTGGACCGCGCTCGAGAAGGAGTTCCCGCGCCGCGCCGGCCAGGAAGTGAAGATCATCCGCCCGCGGCACGATGGGACGTTCTACCGAGCGTGCCCGAAGTGCGAGGCCGAGCTCGACATGGCCGCCGGGGAGTGGGTGGCCGACTACCCCGGCCGGCCGATCCACGGCTACCGGATCTCCCAGTTGTTCTCCTCGAAGGTCGATCCCGGCGAGATCCTCGAGGAGTACCGCACGACGCGGTTCCTGGACCGGTTCTACAACCTGAAGATCGGGATCCCATGGGCGGACCTCGAGCGCCGCCTCGACGTCGCCTCGGTCCTGGCGCTGTGCGGGGACCAGCCGCTGGGCCTGCCGGCCAAGCGCGGCGGGAAGTTCCGCGAGATGGGCGTCGACACCGGCAAGGCGTTGCACGTCGTCATCCTGGAGGCCGGCTTCACCGGGGAGTGGCCGCTGCGGATCATCCACCTCGGGATCTACCGCGAGTTCGCCGAGCTCGATGAGTTGATGAGTACGTACGACGTGAGCAGCTGCGTGATCGACGGCTACCCCGAGACCCGCAACGCCGTGGAATTCGCAAGACGCCACGGCAGGAAGGTGTTCCTGTGCTCGTTCAACACCACGCAGCGCGGGGAGCCGCAGTGGGATCGGGAGGGCCGGTGGGTGGCGGTGCATCGCACCGACGCCCTGGACATGTCTCGGGGCGCAATCCGGGAGGCGAAGGTTGTGCTGCCGCGCGAGGAGGCCATCGTCCGGGAGTTCGCCGAGCACATGACCTGTGACGCAAAGGTCCTCGACGAGGACGAGGAGACCGGGGCGAAGCGCTACCGCTACGTCCGGACCGGAGAGGATCACTTCTCGCTGGCGTTCACCTACGCGTGGTTGGCGGCCCACGCGCACGATCGGTACGACCTGCGCGTCTATGGGTGGTTCGGTGGTGAACGGCCCCGCGACTTGATGATGGACCAGAGGTACTGAGCGACCCCGGAAAGGTGCCAGAAACGGGGGGTAGGAGCGCCCCGTGGGTGCAGTTATGGAGGGTCGAGGCCGTTCCCGAGTGCAGTTATCGCGTTTCGAGTCGTCAAAAGGGTGCGTTTATGGGGCAGGATTCGACCCCTCGGGAGCGGTCATGCCGCAACGTGCCGGTCGATCCGATTGCGTCTAACTCGTTTCCGTGTCAAGGGTTGGACCTGAAAACGCCGGTGGCGTGAGCCTCGCCGCCCGCGTTTTTTCGCGCCAGGACTGCCCCTGGCGTGCCCCTTCCACCCCTAGAATGACCCTGCAAAAGCCGAGGGTGTGCCGCATGTCGTGGTCGAAGCCAAAGGGGATATGCGGCGGGTCTTCGGTCGTGGGGGTCAATCTTCGTTGGACCTGATGAGGAATTTGAACGATTCCCAGGGAGCCATCCTTGGGACCGTCGCAAAAAAGTGAGCCGGACTTTGGGGGACTCGATAGGCATAGTGACGAACGACACCTTGATGATGTTCCGCGCGAGTTTCGGAGAGTCGCGGACTGTTCTCCTCAAGCGGGCGGCGCTGTTACACGATCGCATCCTCCTACCGATGCCCCGGGGCTTGGCGGGCATCGATAGGCGGACCTATCTCCGGCTCACCGGAAGTCAATCCGTTCAAGACATCGATCCGGCTACGTCGACAAGGAAGTACCAGAACCTGTTTCTGGACGTAAGCGACGTGCTGAAGAGCCCCGGGACGTTTGACGAGCGTCTCTGGAGCTTCGAAACGGAGGATCTTTGGCGTAGTGGTGGCAAGGCATATCATGACCATGTGTCGCGTCTGGTCAAGCGGCGCGAGATTCAGCATTTTGGCGGCCATGACGAAGCAATGAAGTTCTACCTGCCTGCTCTGTCGATGGATGTGCGGGCGTATGGCATGCTCCTTGACGCTCTACCGAATGCGGTTGCCCTCTCAACCCCGCACCATGCGTCTGTTCTTCGTCGGTTTGGTGGCAAGCCGACCAAGCCGTCTGGCAGTCCCGTAAAGAGCCTTCTGGATGTCGCTGCTCCTGACTTTGGAAGCCTCTCATGGAGCCAGATCTTGGAACTACGCTCCGATCCCTATCTAAAGGACTTCCGCCGAAAGGTCGCAGGACTTGCCGCGAACGGCCCAGCTCTGGATAAGAAGGCGCTGAGAAATGTGGTTGATTCTTCGCTGTGGAACTTCGTGGCGGAGAACGAACCGAGGGTCACTCGCACGATACTTTCGGCGGTTGTGGGGAATCTGCCTGTCCCAAGCCCTGTAAATCCTGTCGGTCTGGCAACTTCCGCACTAGAGGTCGTTAGCGAGATACGAAAGAAACGCTCTTTTGGCTGGCTCGTGTTCATCACCAGGCTCCGGCGCAGGCTGCACGACCAATCGTGAGCCGAGGTGAACCGCAGGTTAAGCTGGGCGGGGGACGGTGAGATAAGGCCGAGCGTTCCCGGCGGCGATTGCGGTGGCGAGGAGGATGGTGCGAAGCTCGACCTAGCTGACGAGCTGGACTAGGCGACGGGGCCAGACATTGCTAAGCGAAGCGGACACTTGCCGGAAGTTCGTCGTGCCCAAGCTGCAGGCCGCCGGCTGGGACGACGAGCCTCACTCCATCGCCGAGCAACGCACGATCACGGACGGTCGCATCGTCCCGGTGGGCAAAGGCTTTGTCCGCCGGCCGCCCAAGCGACCCGACTACCTTCTGCGCTACCGCCGCGGTCTCCCACTGGCGGTCGTCGAA